TTGTCTCATTTGATTATGGGCATGGCACCTACTGTACAAGCAAACCCACAGGCAGCGATTCTGCTTCAAAAGCATATATTGCATCACATACACATGCAGGCAGAAGAGGATGTAGCAGCAGAGCTGTACAAACAGTATGGCTCTGACCCTGATGGAATGGTGTCAGACATTCAACGCGAAGGCATGATAGCGGTTGCTGTTGCGCAAGGCTTGATGAAGCTAAGAGAGACACAAAGTCAACTTAGTGGTTCAGGTCCTGATCCGCTTATAGCGTTGAAAGAGACAGAGATTAAGCAACGCGGTCAGATAGATCAAGCACGTCTACAAATGGATGATAAGCGCTTGCAGTTAGATGCTGAGAAAATGAAACAGCAGCGTATGGCTAATCAAGAACGTGTTCAGTCGCAAGAAGATATTGCTGAATTACGCGCAACGGTTACCCGTGAGCGTTTTTCACAACCACCTAAAGCACCCGGAGGCTCAAATGCCACTTAAAAAAGGTAAAAGCAAGATGACCATTAGCTCCAATATTGGCGAGATGGTCGGAGCGTTTAAGAAGACAGGGAAGATTGGTACGAGTGCGCCCAAGAGCAAGAAAGCCGCTGTTAAGCAGGCTGCGGCAATTGCTTACGAGAGTGCGGGGAAAACAAAGCCTATGAAAAAAGGTGGCGTGATGGGTCCTGTGCGCGAGGTTTACCGTAAGGATGCCTTTAACAAAGTTAAGATTTATTGATTTTTAAGCCCTCCTGACGGTGGCTTTAAACCGTCTGCTTCTCATGGGAAATAACCATGCTTACTTTTACAGAGTCGCTCTTAAAAGAGCTAAAGACTTTGCAAGAAGACACAATGGGTCATGTGTTATCTGGGAGTATTCCAGATATGGAACGTTACAAGTTCTTAATGGGCCGTTTGGAGGGTTTGAGATTGGCAGTTGACGCTGTCAAGGAGTTGGCAAACAAACATTTTGCCGATGATTAACCCAAAGGAGGACTAATGGAAGCTGTAGCGGAAGAAAACCTGACTGCATTACAACGTAAATGGCAAGAACAAGAGGAGAACTTGTCCTCTATTGAAAATGCGTTTACGGAAGACGGAAATATTGATGTTGAGAACTTAGAAAAAAACATCATGGCTCACTTGCCGACCCCAACGGGCTGGCGGATTGCCCTTTTGCCCTATCGCGGAGCTAAACGCTCTAGAGGCGGTATTGAATTAGCAGAAGAAACCCAGAAGAAGACGCAATTAGCTACGACGTGTGGCTATGTGTTGCGCATGGGTGACTTGGCTTACATGGATCAGAGCAAGTTTCCTAACGGTCCGTGGTGCAAGGAAGGTGATTGGGTCATTTTTGGCCGTTATGCAGGCTCTCGTATACCGATTGATGGTGGCGAGATACGGTTTCTTAACGATGATGAGATTTTGGGCACTGTAGCAGACCCAAAAGACATCTTACACATGTACTAGGAGGGGAAAATGTCAACAGAACAACTTGAATTTGATATTGGTGACAATGAAGAAGCTACTACGGTAGAGATGAACGAAGATGGCTCAGACGCCGAGGTAACGGGCGTAGAAGAAGCACCAGAGGTAAGAGTAGAGGGCAATAAACAATCGGTTGAACTGGATAAGTACAACGATTCGGTCAAAAAGCGCATAGACAAGCTTACTGCTCGTCTGCGTGAGACAGAACGTCGGGAAACGGCTGCGTTAGATTACGCTAAGAGCGTTCAACAGAAGGCGCAAGAGCTGGAAAGACGTTTCCACGTAACCGATACGGAGCGTTTAACTGAGGCCAGAGGTCGTGTAGAAACTCAAGCGGCTGCGCTGAAGGCTGTTATCAGACAAGCAAGAGAAGAAGGCGATATTGATACGGAGACTGAGGCGCAAGAGCGTTTGACCTCTATCCTGATGGATCAGCGTCAGATCGCTGCAGCTTCTGCCCAACGCCAGCAACAAACGGAGGTTTATGTTGCCCAGCAACAGCGGCAGCAAGAACAGCCGCAACAAACGCAACAGCGACCACGTGCGCCAGACCCTCGAGCAGAGGAGTGGGCGGAGAAAAATGAGTGGTACGGCGTTGATGCGGTGATGACGAATGCGGTTCAGGCAGTACACATGCAATTAGTGGTTAACGAGAAGTTTGACCCGGAGAGCGATGAGTATTATTATGAGCTCGATAATCGCATGAGTGAGTACTTTCCGCACAAGCTAGGAAAACCGCGACAATCTTCCAGAGTCAATCGGCCAGCGCATCCGGTTGCACCTGCAACCCGTTCTTCGGGAGTAAATAATGCGCGCCGCTCTGTCCGGCTTACGCCGAGTCAGGTAGCTATTGCTAAAAAATTGGGTGTTCCGCTTGAGGAATATGCCAAATATGTAAAGGATTAAGACCATGGACAAAATCGACATACCTAGTTTGAATCGTAGTTCACGCAAGTCTGAGACTCGCGAGATGGCTACGCGTCGTAGACCTTGGGCTCCTCCTTCCAAATTGGATGCGCCTGCTGCGCCTCCGGGATACAAACACCGTTGGATTCGCGCCGAAGCTGGCGGAGTAGATGATCGTATCAATGTTTCTTCTCGCCTACGAGAAGGATACGAACTAGTCCGTGCAGATGAATATCCTGATTTCGTGAACGGCGGTGATGAGACAAACCGACATGCCGGTATTATCGGCGTGGGAAGTTTGCTTCTTGCTCGTATTCCAGAAGAGACGGTAGCGGAGCGAAATGCATATTACGCCTCGCGCACCCGTGATCAAATGCAATCTGTAGACAATGATCTAATGAAGTCGAATGCGCATGACACTATGCGTATTAACCGACCTACTAGACAGTCTAAAACGGTTTTTGGAAGTCCAAAAATTGATTAGTAAACTTTTTTAAGGAATAGACAAATGGCAAACGTTGATAAAGCCTATGGTCTGCGTCCTCTTGGCAATCTATCTGCTACAGGTGGTCAGAAGCAGTATGGATATGTTATTCAGGATAATCAGGCTGGCGCTATCTTTCAAGGCGACTTAGTCACCTTGGTAGCTGGTTTTCTTGTTAAATACGTTAGTGGCACTCATGCTACTGCAGTTGGTGTATTTAACGGTGTTAACTACACTGATCCAACTACAGGCAAGCCAACTTGGAAGAACTACTATCCGGGTTCGGTGAACATTACTTCAGGCCAGATTATGGCGGAAGTGCTTGATGATCCTAGTCAGCTTTATGTAGTTCAGGCTGATGAAGACATTGTTCAGGCTGATATTGGTCAAAATGCAGCGGTTACCTCCACTGCAGGCAGCACGGTTAATGGTCTTTCTGCAATGGAACTGGATTCGTCCACCATTACGACTACTAATACTCTGGTCCTAAAGATTGTTGGCCTGTATAACGCGCCCAACAATGCGTTAGGTGAAAACTTCACCCAAGTGGTTGTAAAGATCAATGCGCATCAATACAGCAGCATTGGTGTTGCTGGCCTAACTTAATAGGAGCTAAATCATGGCAATTTCACGTGCACAACTAGTCAAAGAGTTGGAGCCCGGCCTGAACGCTCTGTTCGGCATGGAATACAAGGGTTACGAACAAGAACACGCTCAAATTTATGATATTGAGTCTTCTGATCGTGCTTTTGAAGAAGAAGTTATGCTGTCCGGCTTTGGTGAGGCTCCAACCAAAACTGAAGGCGCTGGCGTAGACTATGACACCGCTCAGGAAGTCTACACTGCTCGCTACACTCATGAGACGATTGCTTTGGCATTTTCTCTGACTGAAGAAGCAGTAGAAGATAACTTGTACGACCGTCTCTCCGCTCGTTACACACGTGCTTTGGCACGTTCGATGGCAACCACTAAGCAGATTAAAGCTGCAGGCGTACTGAATGGTGCCTTTACTACCTCTATTGGTGGTGACGGCGCTACTTTGTGCTCGACAGCCCATCCAATTATTGGTGGCCCTAACCAAGCAAACAAGCTGGCAACAGCAGCCGATCTTTCGGAAACCTCATTGGAACAAGCGTTGATTGACATCGCTTCGTTCGTTGATGAGCGTAACTTGAAGATTGCTGTTCAAGGCTTGAAACTGGTTATCCCTAAAGAACTCCAATTTACGGCTGATCGTATTTTGAAATCGACTCTGCGTGTTGGTACAGCAGATAACGATATCAACGCGATTCGTAACATGGGCATGGTTCCACAGGGTTACACAGTGAACCACTACTTGACCGATCCAGATGCATACTTCATTTTGACTGATGCACCTAACGGCATGAAGATGTTCCAGCGTGTAGGTATCAAGACCGCCTTTGAAGGTGATTTCGACACAGGTAACGTGCGCTACAAAGCGCGTGAGCGTTATTCGTTCGGCTTCTCTGATTGGCGCGGTATCTTCGGTTCCGAAGGCGCAGCGTAAACAAAAGGGGGCTTCGGCCCCCTTTTTCTTTTATAGTGGTTCGTGTATATTTGCACTATTCCGGGGTCCCCGGTATATCTGACAGTCCCGGCTGACGACATGCAGACAGATATGCCCAGTTTCTCGCATGTGAGGAAATTAAAATGGCATCTACTACCTTTTCCGGCCCGGTCACGTCTACCAATGGCTTTATTGGCAACTTAACGGGCAACGTTACAGGCAACGTTACAGGCAACGTTACAGGCAACGTTACAGGCAATATTGCAGGCTCCGGTAGCATCACCCACGCTACAACGTCTGCAATCAACGCTACAGCGACCGCTACTGCGGCCCAAGTAGCTACTGGTTACATCACTTCTACTTCTGCCGCAGCGACCGCAATTACTTTACCTACAGGAACCTTGTTGGGCGCAGCATTGGGTGCCGCAAAGGGAACTGTATTTGATCTGTATATTGATAACACATCAGGCGCAAGTACCGTAACCATTGCAGTAGCTACCAATGGCATTCTCTCTAGTGCTGCTGCGGATACTCCGGGCTCCTTTGGCGACTTAACCGTTGCTGCGGGTGTAACCGGCTTGGCGCGCTTCACGTTAATGTTCTCAAGTGCCACAGCATATGTGTTTACTCGTACCGCTTAATAAGCGCTTCTTATAAAAATCAGTATTTAAGTAGGAGGCGCGTATGAGTGCCAGCAATATATCGGCGGTACATAAGACAGCCACGGGACAGGCTATTAACGGTCGTACTCGCGTGGTAGGCATATATTTTACGCATGGAGTAGGTGGTCCCTCAACGGCTGAGTTTTTTGATGGGGATGCAGATACCGATCCCTTATTGCTAAAAATATCGACTACCACGGTGGCCGATTCGCAGAACTTTGTAATCCCTGATCAGGGAATTCTGTTTAAAGATGGTGCCCACATTAAGCTTGGAGCAACCATTTTAAGCATTACTATCCTGTTTGAAGGTGGGGCAGCAGCGTAATGGAAACGTCTACGATTGTTTTAATTGGGTGGAACACTTTAATTTCAGTAATTATGGGGTTAACCGCCATAGTTTATAAGCAGAATGCTGAAAAAGTACAACTGCAAGCGGCTGAAGTACAGCGCTTAGGTATTCTCCTAAACAAGACAAGAGAAGAGGTAGCCCGTGATAACGTTACTCAAGCAGAAATTGACAAAATTTCGGATCACATTGATCAGCGCTTTAACAAGCTTGAAGAAAAAATTGACCGGCTCATCCAACAACGAGCCTAAATAAGGAGATATGAGCATGGGATTTTTTGGTAAAAAATTTAAGAAAGTGGCTAAGGCAGCCACAGGGGCCATGGGCGATAAAAGTGGTTCTGTCGGTATGCTTGCCATGGCTAAAAAACCGGGCAAATTTAGCGGTGTAGCAGGAGCGCTTTCAAAAGCCATGGCAGAAAAAGCTCAACAGGGCGGGGAATCCATGCCTGCTCGTTCTAAAGGAATGGGTCCCATAGGAAAATTAATGCAGGCTAGAGCGACTAAAACGCCAATGTTTAAAAAAGGCGGCGCAGTGGCTACAAAAACAGGTAAGGGCAAGGCCATGGGCATTGCAACACGTGGCGGTGGCCGCGCACTAATGAAAGGGAAATAATCATGGCTGGCAGAGGAATGGGTGCGGCAACTAAGGGTGGCGGTGCTGTTTCATCAGGCCCCC